ATTTCACCAAAATTCGCTAAAATAATTGTATACAAACGGTAAATTAAGTGTTACATTCATTTAGCAACCTTGTAACAGCTTGTAAAAAGCTTAACTATCAATACATAATGTAACACAACAGTAAAGGTTGTACCGTTATATGCAAATAGTGCCGTTATTTTACAATACTAATTTTGCCTGTTAATTAACGGTGAGTTTTCTACTATAGTTCATATCGCTTAGAGTAAAGCGCACGGCGTTAGCCGTAAATGTTTTAAAAAGAATTTAAAAAGTTTTTTAGAAATGTGTGCGACACCTTAAACGGTTTCAGTATATTATTCTAAAGCTAACGCTTTACGCTTTTTTCTTTTAAAAGATTTCTTTCTTTATTTCTTTTCATTATTAGGAGGTAATTATTAAGATGGCTAAAATTAAAACAGACGATTTCAAAAACTTACCATTAGAGAAATGGAACGCAACTACGTACCGTGCTTACATGAAGGCACTAAACGAAATGTACTTTGATTTACCGTATGTTGCTAAAAACGTGCAAATGGAAAATGCGTGCATAAGCCGTATGCAAAAGGAGTATGGAAACGAATTAGTGAAAGACTTTATTACAGCGTGCTACAAAGAATACAAGCCACGCCCTTTATACCCTTCACTAAACTTTGGTTTTATTTACAGCCACATGAAAGACTACATGTTGCCACGTGTACTACAAGCACACAAGCTTAAAAAACAAGCGCAAGCCCGTACACAGCAGTTAACGGATGATGAAATGGATGCGTGGATTTAAGAAGGGGGGGTTAACCGAAATGTTTAAGAAATTACGTTGCAAGCACGATTTAAGACTAACTAACAATTTTACTCGTGGTGGGTTTAAATACGTTCATGCGTTTTGCCCTAAGTGCCATAAGCGCAAAGAGTTCAGTATAGTACAGTGGGAAACATTACAAGCTGAAAAATTGTTAATGAAGGAGCATAAAAAATGAACCTACTTAAAAAGCTAACGTGCAAACACGATTACAAGCGTACAGTTACCCGCACACGTACAATGACAAGCGTTTGGATTTACGGGTATTGCCCTAAATGTGGTAAACGCAAAAAGTTTGATAGTATTGTATGGGAACGTCAGATAAAAGAGAAAGAGTTTAGGGAGGCGTATTTACGTGAGCAACAAGGATAAATGCTTATTAGGTACAAAATGTGGGTTAGCAGGTTCAGACAGATGTAATAACATGTGTAGCGCATTCATTGCTTTACATGGGTATAGTGGTAATGGTGGGCGTGTTGGTAGCGCTGAACTACCGAAGGAATACCGTTTAAAGCTTTTAGGTAATAGCCCTGCAAAGGACGAGCAAGAAGGTATTTACGATAGGTTGCTAAAATACGTTGCAAGCTTTGACCGCCAATTTGATAAAGCTGAAACACCTAAAGACCGTATTAAGAACTTGTACCTTTACAGTGATGAAACGGGTACAGGTAAAACAACGACAGCAAGCGCATTAGCTAACGAGTGGATACTTAAACATTTTATGTTATGCGCAAGAACGAAGCGAAAGCCCGACTTAAACCCTGCGTATTTTTTAGATGTAAACGAATTACAAACGCTATACAACGAATTTACACGACAAGGTGTACCGCAAGATATTGGCGAACAAGCAAGCCGTGAGTATTACCGCCGTATACGTTTAGCACGTAATGCACCGTTTGTAGTATTTGATGATATTGGTGTACGCACAAGCACGGAAGGGTTTAGAGGTGATTTACATAGCCTTATTAACCACCGTGTAGCCGAGCATAAAATAACGGTGTACACAAGTAACCTACCGATAGAAAGTTTAATGGCGCACTACGATAAGCGATTATGGGATAGAATGCGTGACCTAACTATTGTAATGCAATTTACAGGCGAATCGAAAAGGGGTGTACGAAAATGAGCAGACACGAACACAGTTTTAAGCATAAATTTGAAATTGGTGATATGGTATTATTTGAAGGTGAATTGTACTATGTAACAGCGTTATCATACAGCGGTTATACTGATGGCGATAGCAGTTATGATGAAAGCGAAAACTATTACGATATTACGCTTACTTCTGATAGCGAAGTAGAAATTGGTTACGTGTTTGAAGATGATTTAAAGCTACACAAGGCAAAAACACCTTTAGTTACGCAGGAAGATGCAGAAGAAGCTTTTAAAGCGTTTTACCACCGTACGCCTACAGTAGATGACTTACTGGATATGTACAATGACTACAAGGCGTTATATGAAGCGTTTGGCGAAGAAGAATACAAATACGAAATGGACTGTGTTTTACAACAGTTAGCGGAGGTTAGCGCATAATGAATTACGGCGAGCTACTATTAAGTAAAGTAATTGATGGTAACGATGTAAGTGCATTAGCAAGGTTTAATGTAAATGAAGCAGATTTTGGTACAGCGCCCGAAAGAGAAGCATACCGTTTTATTAAGGATTATGCAGAGCGCAACCGTGGGCAAGCGCCTGACTTTCGTACAGTAGTTGGTGAAGTTAAGGGCTTTACGTATCGTGCCGAAGTGACAAACACGTATGACCACATGGTTGACAAGCTGAAAGAACACAATGCACGTACGCAAACTATTGATTTTTTACAAAAGGAAATAGGCGCACAATTTAATGATAAAAAGCCGTTTGAGTTACTTGAATGGATAGCAGACCGTGCGCAAGAAATTAAACGTAGTACCGAGTACCGTACAAAAGTAGGTACAGATTTAGTAGCAGACCGTGAAAAGTTTAAAACAGAGTATCTTAAACGTAAAGCAGGCGAAAGCTTTAAAGTTTGGTTAAGCAAGTTTGATACCATTAATAACGAAATTGGCGGTTACTTTAGCGGTAATATGTACACGTGGTACGGGCGTAGTGGTCGTGGTAAATCGGTATTTACAATGGAAGAAGCGTTATTTAGCGCACTACAAGGCGCAACCGTTTTAATATGGGCGATGGAAATGGCTGAGTTTGAATGGTTAGCACGTGCATATGCAAGTATAAGCGCACGCAAAGGGTATACAAAAGCTACCATAAACGGTATTAACTATGAAGCAGGATTCCCAACAAAAGAAATACTGATGGGTACACTTAGTGACGAGTGGGAAACGGGCTTTATGCAATTTTTAGATGACCTTAACAGTATTGTTGATGGGCGCATTATTATCCGCTCCGTTGACCATGAAGATTTTGCTAAACGTAACTGTTCACAATTAGAAGCCGATATTTTACAGTTAAAAGCAGACGTAGTTGTAGTTGACCCTATTTATTATATGAACTATGAAGAAAACACAAGCCGTACAGCAGGCGGTGATGTAGCTAACACAAGTAAAAAATTACGTTACATTGCAGGGCATACAGGGGCAGTTATACACGTAATTACGCAAGCCGAAGAAGTTAAGGACGATACAGACGAAGAAGGTAACCGTGAACTAAGACCACCTAAGCGGGCTGAAATTAAGAAAACAAAAGCCGTGTTAGAAGATGCTACAAATACGTTTGGTATTGATAGTGTTGATGGGCGTGCCATTATTGAAATTGGCAAAGGGCGTAACGGTGGTGAAGGCACACAGATAGAAGTACTTTACCTACCAAACTACGGTATCGTTAAGGAGGTAGATTTCAGTGAGCTTGCTGAACACTTTGACTTTAGTTAAACCTTACGTAACATACATCCCGCTCATTTTTAGCGGGGTAGTAATGGCGTACTTAGCATTTTGTGATGTAGTGAAAGGGGAGTAACCAATGCCAAACATACGTATACGAGAATTACAGGTTGACGTAGATATTGAACACGAATTACGTAAATACCCGTGGGAACGTGATACTTGGAACGATGAAAAGCTTATAGCTGTTAGCCCGTTTCGCGAAGAGAAAAGCCCTTCTTTCTTTTGTAACCTTGATGGTGAATATGCAGGCACATGGAAAGATAGCGGTTCATTTTACGAAGAATGGGCAAAAGGTGACTTTACCAAACTACTAAGCTTTTTACGTAATGAAACGTACGATGAAACAGCAGATTACTTGCTTAACGAGTACACTACTGAATATACGTATGATGAAGAAATTGTACTAAAAATGCCGAGGTTTGACCGTGTAGAACGTAAACACTTGCCTAAAGGTTGGATGCAACAATATGCGTTTAGACACCCGTATTTAGGTAACCGTGGCATTAGTGAAGAAGTACAGCAATTAGCACGTATTGGTTACTGCAAGCAAAGCAACGCCGTTGTAATACCGTGGTATGACGGTAACAACCGTTTAGCTAACGCAAAGTTTAGGACTGTTAAAGGTAAAACGTTTTGGTATGCAAAAGACGGCGTACCCATTAAGCACAGCGTTTATAACATTAACCACATTTACAAGTACGGTATAAAAGAAGCCGTATTATGTGAAGCTGAAATTGACGCTTTATCGTGGCTACAGATAGGCATACCTGCTATTGCGTTAGGTGGCAGTACCTTTACGGAAGT